AGGTGTTCTCCAGTTGAGTGTTGATATTACGCTGGTTCTGGAGAGCGTTGAACTGGGAAACCTCATTCCGTTTCATTAGACACCTTCTCGCTTAGGCTAGTCTATGGATACCTGTTATACCGTCCAGTCCCGCTGTGCGGTTACCATCATGTAATCAACGTCCAGGGTCTCGATGTTTGCGCCCTTAGCTTCTACAGCCAGGATGCAACTAAGGTCTACACTGGTTGATACCGCTCCTGAAACGGTGCGAATCAGAGCCCCGTCTACGTAGAAACTTACCGCACCATTTGGGAATATCTCCATCTTGAGGACCTGCCACTCACCAGCTACCGCATCATCGTCCACATCAAGACTTGTTGAAGTGGTCTCACCGCTGGAGGTTCCGCCGTTATAGACGGTGTGCCAGTCCTCATCATCGGTGAGTTCCGCAGACAGAAGGAACCCGCAGAGGTCGGATGCCGTGAGGGTGATGGTGGTGCCAGCCCCGTGACAGATATCTGTTTCGATGCTTACCGTGTTGGGGTCGATGTCGCTGAACCCGAAGAACACCTCCTTGGTGTCCAGGTCGGTAAAGCGTACCCTTGCCTCAGCGATGAGGGGACCCATCAGGTTAACATCGAACATGATGGGTGTCCCAACCGCTATGGTGTGGTTATCCTCATTCGTGGTGGTAAGTACCCCAACGCCACCAAGGGCATCAGCGTTCAAGGTAGGGATGCCAGAGTCAACTTCAGCATTACCCTGCCCACCGATGGTAAAGTCGCCGATAAGACGGGACTCTGCCGTATTTGCGATATTATCTTCTTGTGCGAAATCGCACCAAAGAACGATTTGGCCCGGTCCAGATTGTGGCATTGTATCTCTCCTTACGGCTGACTAATCTAAGAGGTGGGGGCTGTGGCATCTGAGATGATTTCACGAACCCACTGGTTTTGCCTGATACCGTAGGCATAGGAGTCGGTGTGGTAGACGATGGTGGACCCGCCGCCAGTGCCGGGCTTGCGCTCGGTCTCCATGCGAGGGCGCATCTCTTCTACCAGGACGATGCCTTCCTTGGCGAACATGCCAGCCTTGGCATCATCGGCTGAGTCGATGGACAGGTCCCCGTTCTCAAAAGCCTGGGCCGTATTTATCATACCCTTGAAGCCTTCTTTGAAGACCCGGAAGCTGGCCCCATCGGATATGTCATAGGTGCCGATAGGGGTAGTGAACTGGTCGTATATATCCTTCATCTGGAAGGGATGGGCTACGAACCTATAAGGCTGGTGTCCAGGCTCAGTGGTGTTACCGCTAACCTGGGACACAGCGGCGGCTACCAGCCCGAAGGACATGACCGCACCGGCACTCCCCAACTGGGTGGCAGAGGTGGAGTCAATCGTGGTTAACCCGTCCTCGTTCTTCTTCCGCTGCATGGCGTTCTGGCCCAGAGCGGCCACTTCCCGCAGCCCATTCTTGGTCATGTTCCGGACAACCTTGTCACTCATCATCGTAGCAATCTGAATCATGCTAGGAGTGATGGAGAAGTCGGTGTCCGAGAGCCTCTGTATGTTGTTGTTCTCCGTGGTTTCCGAAACGGCCATAGCCGTCAGCTTGGCGTAAGAGACCTCATGCCAGGTGGTACCCATACCCTGTCCAAGAGTACGCCTTTCTACAAGGCCAGGCATGTCACCTTCTTGTTCCCGTACCAACCGGGCTGCCGAAATCATGGTTGGCAGAGAATTATCTACATCCTGAGTCGTCGTCGGTGTAGGCATCTAATCTATCTCCCGTAACCTTGAGATTTGTAATACTCCTGGAGTTTGACCATGCGTTCCGATGTGAGTGCCAGACCATTACCGATGGCCTCTTCTAAAGCCGCTCCTTCCATAGGCCCTCCTCCCTGGACACCACCGTCGTAGTGCTGTTCGGGAATCTTCTGGTGTTCCAGGGCTGCCAGCCGTTCGTTCTGTTGGGCGATATGTTGGATTAGCTTTGCCTGACGTTCCATCTCCTTGGGAGAATCGCTGCCCATCAGGTCTTGGGGGTCAACGCCGTACTGCTTACCGTAGTGCTGAGAAGCGGCGATACGTCCAGAATATTCCTGTACATAGGAGTGTATCTGCTCCCGTTCCTGGGTGAGTTTCTGACGTTCATGGCGGTGAATCTGGAGGAACGATTCTATCGTCCCGGAATCGTAGCCATCATTCTCGTACTGTACCCGGAGACGGGAAAGGTCCTGCTCTTCCTGCTGTTGGGTGCGGACACCTTCTAGTTGTTGCCTTTCCTGTTCAAGGAACTGGAGCCTATCCCTCTCCTGGTTCGTAAGGGATTGAGGTTCTGTAGGCTCAACCGGGCGAAGTTCTTCAGGAAGGCGAAAGAGGGGTGCCTGCGCCGTTTCTTCAGCGGGACTAGCAGGAGGGGTCTCCCACTGTGCTGATGCTTCCGGAGTTTGGCCCTCAGCAGGACCAGGTACAACAGGTGATATCGGCTCATCCGTTGAGGCATCAGCCGCCACCTCCTCTACAGGGGAGATAAGGGACTCTCCCTCACCTGTGGTGCTGGCTTCCTCCAGACGCTCCAAGGGGCTCTGTTGTGTGGTCATACTACTCCCAAAAAAAGAAGGCCCCAGCACAATACTGCACTGGGACCTTCGTGAAGGCTACCCTTCTCCGCAATATACTACGAGTTAGTAGTTGGTCTTGTCAATCCTACCTACTTCTGTGATAGCCCATGAGATTATCTTACCCTGTTTCACATTCAAGGTGATGTTCCCGTGTTTCTCGCTATGCAAGAACCCCCGGATAGCCTCATATAGAGCGGGTGGTATATCTACTATGGAAGGGCTATCTACCTTCAGCATACTCTACCTCAAGAACATAGTGGGCGGAGCGAAGTTAGCGGTTCCCTGGATACCCTGCCGCTGCCCTATAGGGAGATTGCGGAACGAACTGGGGAAGTCGTAGTTCCCCACAAAGTCAGCGAAGCGCAGGTTGGGCTCCAACCCGGCCCGTATGTACTGGTCAAGCAGGCCCTGGTACTGCTGGAATATATCGCTGAACTGGCCCTGGTAGAAGGCCCTCTGGTTGGAGGGCAGGTTAGCCCGCTGGAGTGCCCCGAAGAAGGGTATCCTGGGCTCCTCATCCAGTATCCCGCCGTATATCTGGTTGGGCAACTGGGAGACCGGCGAGACCTGCTGGCCGAACATCTCCGATTGGAAGTTGCCGGGGGCGAACTGATTGAATGTGTTGCCGAAAGTTGTCATGGTTAACGCATACCCTCCGTAATCTGACGCCATAGTTCCATCTGACGTTCTGATGCTTGTTTCTGAACAAACTCCGCCCTGTCCTCCTTAAACACCAAACCGGGGAAGTAGGGGTCGGACTGAACGGTGCCCTTTAGTACCTTACTCATCCGGTTGCGGAGGCTGGCCTTCGATAAGCCCTCTACACCGGCTGGGTTTGCCTCTGGCAGTCTGTCAAAGTTAGGGTAATACCCTCTGATTGCTTCATCAGTGGTAGCTGAACGGAAGTTAATCCCGCTGAGTTGGGCCATTTGGCCCGCAAATCCAAGCCTGACCTCACCCCTGGGCACATACTCCTGTACTGCGGGGAATCTCTCTATTAACGCACCCATAGCAGAGGTTCCGCCAATAGGGCCGCCAAGACTCTGAGCAAGGTGGAAAGCCCTCTTGGGTATGGTGTCTAATTTTTCCCCATAAAAGGTCTCTCCAACAATCTGGTCAGCAACAACACGGTAGGGGACATTAAGACGGGCACTTATAAACCCAAACGGGTCGGCAACCCGGAATGGGGTATCCATCTGTCCCATGATGTCTATGTGAATCGGTTGGCCCGCACTACCAGTAAGTCCGGGGAATTGAGGTGATAGGAACTTATTGGCATAACCAAATCCAAAGAAGGCGTAAGAGTCCCCAAAGTTAACTGGGTTGTAGGCTTTCCACGGCAGGGGCTCCCCTGTCGCAGCGTAGTTAATGCCATTGGAGATAGCGACCATAGCCGTAAGAGTTCCTAGAACCTGCTCTCTGGCTAGACCGGCCCGTGGATTGGTGGATACAGCCCTGGCCCCTAACCGCAGGAGAGACTCATTCTCGTTGATGGAGAAGAAGAAGTTCTCCATATATTTCCGCATAGTGGGGTCTGTTATCATGGACTGCCAACGGCCAGGGGTGCTGAAGATGAGGTTGGCAGCTTCGGCTGCTTCAGCAGCAATAGCCCGAGGAGTGGCACCAGGTCGGGTTCGCCGTACCTGGGGGATGATGAAATTTTCAAGGGACCACTTCTGGGCAGACAGGTACACACCCTGGAATAAGCCGCTCTGCCACCAGTCGTTCAGTTCTTTGAGTTTCTGGACTGGCAGGATGCGCTTCGGGGTAGTGTCCAGGAAGTCAATCATCTCTCTCTGAATGATGGAGGTATCAGCTTGAAGGTTCAAGCCCTCTTCAACCAACATCCGGTAGGTTAACCCAAAGTCTTTATTTACCCGGTCATTAGAGAGCATCTTATTACGAAGACCGCTCCTGGACCTTGGAGAGAATTGCGTAGTGAACACGTCCTTCAAAAGGGAGGGATATCTAAGGGGTGCCGCTCGCTTTAGTCCAGTTGGAGTAGCCCCTGACCCTATAGCCCTTTGTAGAATATCAACGTGCTGGAATAGCGACCCCGCTAACTTCACACCTTTAAGACCATTGGTGAACCACCGTACTCGTTGCATGGTACCAGTTAGAGGTGGATGGTAAACCTGCTCCAAGATGTTCGCCACGTAATTGGGCACATAAGTAGGACTCTGAAGAGCCGTTTGTCCTGCTTCATCTGTAACAGAACGGCCAGTAAATAGGGGGCCAATATCAGGGACACGCCACCCCTTCAGGGCCTTCTCTGTCATATCAAACTCTGGGGTAGTCCCAGCACTCTTAGCCAGTCCTTCCTTATAGAGACGGTTCATCATAACCACGTTTTCCCGATACTCAATGCCGTGGACACGCCGTTCCGCCATCATAGCTAACGGATTCCAAGAGCGGGGAGTAAGACCGGCCTGACGAAGTTCTGAGTAAGAGGCGTCCACTCTAGCCTTAGTATAACGAGGCAACCGTCCTAAGCCCAAAGGTCTGCGCCCGACTCCAGCAATGGCTTCTCCTTGACTCCAACCCCTGGGGAAGTAGTCAGGGTGCGCCATCATCTTAGAAGCAAAGTTAGCAGCATCAATCTGTAAGAAGTTGGGAGAGGTTGCTTGAGAAGCCTGGAGAAATTCCAGCATCTCCTTCTCTTCTAACTGCTGCATCCCTTTCACGTATCTAGCAAACTCTTGCAAACTGTCTGGTAGCGACTCTATAGGGGCCTCTCCGTGAAGAACTTTGAACACGGGGTCCATCATGTCTTCATCAAAAGAAACGATACCCAGTCGCTTAGTGAGGGACTCCCCCTCCTCAAACCAGGCCACCGTATCTGCACCCTCAGCACCTCTGGCAGCCTCCCATTTACGCATCACGCCCTGAGCGGGAGCCTCCCATGATGGAAGGTCCATGTCCGAGATAAGAGCCTCGACAGACCTTCGTGGTCCTGTTATACCGGCACCCATAGGAACACCGGGTGTACGTACTGGAGGCTCACCAGGGGGATTATCTAGCTTGGTGTATACGGCTTTAGCCTCGTCTAGTTTGGAGAGGCTGTCCAGTTCATCAACTGCCGTTTCAATGCCCTCTTCCCTTATTGTGGCCTTTAGATTGCCCATCTTGGCTGGAGTATCAGCGGCATAGAAGTCGGAAACGCCCTTCGATTCAAATGTACCCCTAACCGGTTCATCTCCTATCCTCTTTCGGCCAAGACCAGCCGCCTCCTGACGGATAACACCTGAGACCTCCAACCCAATGTCCTCCGGGCCCTGAAGGTCTGAGAAGTTGTTCCTTAATACTTCTAGTTGGGCCTCTTTAGCCCTTATCTTCTTATTGATAGGGCTATCAGGGGATGCCTTTTTGGGTACTTCTCTACGGAGTCTGTCTAATTCAGATTCACGCCTTCGAATACTTCGGCGTATCATGTCTATATCTTCGATGTCGCCTGTAACTGACTGGGGGGCTTCCCCTATACTGGCTTTGAGGTTATCAATCTCTTGCTGGAAACCGCCTATCTTCTGCCCAATTACGTTCCTTGCCCGTATTCCGGAGGGAGTGTTGGCGGGAGGGAGAGATTCGGTTAATGTCTGAATCTTCCTCTGTAGCACCCCAATCTTTTTCTCAGCACTAGTGATGTCTTTAAGATTAGCCTGGGGTGCCTGACGCTGGGCAGGGCCTCTGGTGATGCCACGTATAGTAACAGGGGGTGGGCCTCCCGGTAGTCGGGCCGCAGCCTGCTCAATATCCCAAGGGGTGGCATCGGCAGGGAGAACGGTTACATCCTGTTGGCCTAATTCAAGTGACCCACGGCGTAGGTCTCTCTCACTTTTGAATACAAGGCGTTGTCCGGTAGGGTGGGCATCATCTACTACTATCAACGAAGGCTCAAAACGCCCCACTCCCCTAGATGCACGTATAGCTGTTGTAGGGGCTTTTAGGGCCCTCCCCCCTTTAGCAATGAGACGCCCTATAGCCGCAAAGCCTCCCCCTATGGGAAGGTTAAAGGGACTTGTGAGGAACTCCGTGCCCATCCGTATCCCTTCAGGTTGGGCCAAATGCTCGCCTAATGACTCTGCCACCGGGCGACCACCTGATATGTTTTCTATACCTTGGGCAACCTGTTCAGGGATAAACTCTGGAGGAGGTGCCCCTGACTCAGCACCAGTAATACCACCGATTACCCGTTGCTCCAGAGGGTCTATCTGCCCAGCACCAGCGGCAGCGACGAATGGCCCCAATAACCCCCCGGCAATCTCTTCTACGCCTTGATAACCGGTTAGTATGTCACGAAAACCTCCAGGGCCACCTTCTGCGGTGAACCGCTGTTCTCCGGGACGGTCAGGATAGGGGAATAGGAGGCGTTTAGCAGCGTCACCTATCTCTCCTAAGCGGGTTTCACCGGCTGCTTGCCGCTGGGCGGCGACATCCGTTGGCGGGGCATCACTAAACCTCTGCACGTAGGCCAGCAAGTCCTCGTCTGCGATGGAGTCGATATCTCCCTGACTGAAGTCCTGGGTGGGAACGGAGGTCTCCCCGGAGGGAAGCGGGGAGACCTCCTCGGGGAACTCTGCATTAAACGCATCTAAACGCCTCTGGACATCTGGGTCCAGGACAGGAGCGGAGCCTACCTCCGCCACTGCCCCTGTCTCAGGAAACTCAGCGTTAAAAGCGTCTAGTCGTGCTTGCTCCTCTTTGCTTAGGGTAACCATTTACTGGGTTACATTCCCCCCTACATTCTGAAAGGCTTGGGCTCCTGGGTTTGCTATCCGTTCTAGTATGCCCGCAAGAACCCCAGCAATCTGTTCAGGAGTCTGGAATTGACCAGCTTGGGTTGCGAGTCGAGGCTCTATCAGGTTAAGAAGATTGGTAGCCATAGTTTCCCGCTGCCTCGGAGCCACACCTGTTAGATAAGGTTGAATCCCTGCCCTAGCAGCACTAGAGGCGGTGGGGAAACGGGTCATAAAGTCGGCCATTTGCTCCACCTGTCCACCTTGGAACCCCCCTAGGAGGCCAGCAAGACTCTGCCGTAAACTAGCATCGTCGGAACCTCCGCCGCTCAGGAAATCTTGAAAGCGGAGCCCTCTTTCCCGCTCAGGCACTCCGCCTCCACCAAAATAGGACCCCCTTGTTATTGGGTCTATATCCTGAAATTGCCCGAAAGCGGTGCCCAACGCTCTTTGAGCAGCGGGAGCAAACCCGCCTAGTGGGCGACCTGTAGCACCCATAATCCCACGTAAGAACTGCTCCCTGCCGGTTTGGGCACCAAGCAGTCCGGGCTCTGAAACACCAAAACTGTCTGGGTAACGCTCACCCAGGTTGCCAAAGTCTATATTCCTATCAACGCCGCTGGGGTCTAAAACGCCCCCAGGCATAGGTGTAGGGACTTGAGTAACAACCGATGGCCTCACTACATTGTTGTAAAACGATGTAGCAGCAGTGGTACTCATATTTAATTCTTTAACAAGGAAAGCTATGCGCTGGTCATCGTTTGCTAGGTCGGTCTGCCCAGCCCTGATACGGGATACCAAGTCCGTAAATACCTCAGCCTTAGTTCTGTCTGCCATGTCGTACTCCTAAAATCCCTTACTTTGGAAGTCTTTGAACACCCCGAATATCTGCTCAGGGGTCTGGTACTGCTGCGGGCTGGTCGCAAACTGCGGGCCGAACATATTAAATATACCCGTTTGAGCGGCACCCCTCAACCTGGGGGCTATCCTGCTTAGGTAAGGTTGGGCGGCGGCGGAGATGGCCGACTCAGGGGTACCGAATGTGGTGCTGAACTTGGCGTAGGCGGGAGAAAGATTGCTGGGCCGGTTTGCAAAATCACCAAGGATATTACCTAAAGAGGCTTGAAGATTGGCGGCTGTAGGCTGAGGGCCCTTCAGATAATCACGCCAAGATGCGCCTCTCTCCTGCTGCGGGAAGTAATTGGTTATGGGGGATACGTCCCCAAATCTGGAGAAGGCCCTGCTGATAGCCCGCTGGGCTACCGGGATGAACTCTCCAAAGCCCCTTCCGGTGGCTTCCTGCAAACCCCGCAGGAAGAGGGCCGGGTCCTTTTGCTCCTCTATCAGTTGCTGGCGGCTGACTAGCCCCCCTGGCCCTATGGGTGCCCCAGGGTCGGGAGCCCCTCCCGGAAGGCCGGGCGTCCCCGTAAACGGGTCTATCTCTGCGGCGATACGTCTTTCTTCACTGTCACGACGGGCTTTATTGAGGTCTTGCTGTATCTCAAAGTCAGTCCTATCATCAACGACGGCATCTGTAGTGACTACTGTGCCGTCTGTAGTGGTGCCGTCTTTAGTGTCTACCTTTGTAGTGACTACCGGGGCTGGTTTATGGAAGCCGGTCTTTAGTCGGTCTTGCCATGCCTTATAACCGGCTTTGTTTCTTACGTTATCCGATTCGTTTGTGCCCTGGTTCGGCTGCGGGATGTAGTTCCTGAACTTGTTGCGTAGCCTCGTAAGTTCAGCCTCTACCATACGGTCAACGACCACATCGCCGGTCTCAAAGGGTACGCCCGGCTTCTGGGAAGGAACGGTAGGGTCATCCTTCCCTGTGGCGATGCCCAGCCTCTCCAGGCGGGCCTCGATGGCGGTACGGAGGTGCCCCTCTACCTCTGTTTCCAGCATGATGCCAGCCAGGTACTGGGCGTAGATGGCATCGGTGGGGCGATTGGCCGCATTACCCATATGGAAGCGTAGCTGGGCCGCCGCTTCGTCCTTCGCTTCGTCCTTGAGCCTCTGTTCCTCTGCCGCTTCCCTTGAAGCCTGAGCCGCCTCAAAACGCTCCTTGGTTAGGCCCCCATAAAGTTCTTGCTCTCTAATCTTTTGCGCCAGGTCAACGGTATATCTCGCACCTTTCTCGCCAGTAATACTACCGTCTGTATCTATATACGTCTTTACTCCGGGGCTGGTCTGCCTATACGCTGCTTCTGTCCTTCCAAATCCTGTTACCTTACTTTCAGCCTCTCTCCTAGCCGCACGTGCTGCATCGTTAGCTTGCTGCCGTGCCTCCATCTCCCGCTCGTATGACGACAGAGGGCCAGAGTAAGGGTCCCCTTCAGGTGTGACCCCGGTGCTTAATTGCGTCCAGCCCTGGGCCTTTAGATTGCCAACCTCCCCCGGATGCACCCAATAAATAGTGCCATCGGGGGCTCTTACTTGCTCACTGGCCCGTGCCGTCTTAGTCCGGGAGATAGACCCTTCTTCGACAGCTTCTCTCCAGAACCGTCCCCTATTTAAACCAGAGTCAGTAGGAAACTGGCGGGCAAAATCATCTGCAAGTGCCATATCTTACCTCTACAGCCCCGGAATCCCTGGGCCTGCGCCGTTCTGGGCTCCCGGACGTGGAGTTCCAGGCGGTACGTTAGGACCGGCCTGGGGTACTACTCCCGGTGGCGGGGCTCCCTGGGCCGCATTGGGCATGGTCTCAGGGCTCAGGCCGTTACCCTGCGGGGAACTGCCGCCTCCCTGTTGCATGGCGAAGGGAGAGAAGCCCTGTTGCATGGAAGCCAGCAGCATCTGCTGCCACTGGGCGAAGTAATACTGGGCCCTGGGGTCGTTCCGCTTGCTCAGGGCCTCTACCAGTGTGTGGAGTTGGGCTAACGGGTGGGCCGTCCGCCCAATCTCCTGGAACATCATATCCACTTCCATGTCCGAGTCCTCGACCTGGAGTACGTTCTCCAGCACCGAATGGAGGGAACGGAGTGGGAGGCCGTCGGGGCCGGGCTGGCGGTATAACTGGGCCAGTTGGGCCTTGGCGGCGTCGTCTTCCCGGAGTATGGGGGTCAGTTGGATGATGGGTTCATCCAGGTCCATGAGGTCTTCCGGTGTGATATTGGCCGAGAACCACCGTCTATTAGACCCCTGACCGCTTATCTGTATCGGTGGGAAGGCACGGGTCTGGAAGTGGTCGCACCAGGCGTTGGCTATCATCTTCAAAGCGGTCTGTTCACTATGAAGGAAGGGCTCAACCTTGTCCGCCGTGTCTCCCGCCTTCAGGGTCTGCATGGCGAAGCCCGATATGGCAAATGGGGTGTCCCCGAAGGTGATGGAAGAGAACCCACCACGCTGTTTCTCCGCACTTATAACCGATTGCATGGGGTTGATGTCCGGTGCGGAGGTCTGGAATGGGTAGACGATGAGTTCCTCCCCTTCCGCCAGGGGAATCTCCGCTCCAGCCTGGAAAGGGTCGCCCTCAACCAGCTTCACGCCGTCCCGGCTACGGATGCCGAACACGGGTTTCAGGCTCCGGTAGGCCAGTTCCTTCCTTATGGACATGACGAAGTTGTCGTCCGCATAAAGCTGTCTGTTATCGGCGTAGATGGACTCCCCGTAGTCCGTCCAGGCGTCGGTAAGGGCGGATACGTCCGTGGTGTGGCTCCCCTCCGGACGTGTGGTTATCATCGGTTGGGCCGAAGAGGCCACTACCCAGCCGGGGACCCTTGGTTCTCCGAACCCGTCCACCATTCCGTGGCGTTCGTTCTTCACCGGGGCTTCCTGTATCGCCGGGATTATAACGATATTACGTTCCCGGTCATAGTAATCGTATTTGACTATGCCGTCGGAGTCGTTCCCTTCAAATTCCTTGCGATACTCCGAACGTATGGCTGCGGGACATATCACCGTCTTGTGGCAAATCCACATCAACCCATCATGTCCGAACTCCCATGTGACCTCTCTGGGGTCCCACGGGGTGGCGTCGGCCCACGCCCGGTTATCCCGTTTGTTCAGAAGGCAACGCCCGGTGGTGTATCCCCGTACCATGACGCACCAGGAGATGAAACTACGGAGAGGGATGCCTCCCGCCATGACCAGACGTTCGTCATTGGCCCGGAAGTTACCCCTTATGAACTGTTCCTTGCGGTTGTCCTGCTCCCGGTCTCCTCTATCGTCATTCCCCTGAAGGACACGTACCGTCATAGAGGCCCCTGACAGGAGGCTTACGCCCTTCCTGCCCAGGGTACGGGGGTCGTTGCTGGTGTACTTCTGATATCCGGTAAGCTGGTCGTGGCTGAAGCTGTCCAGCCTCCAGAGACCGTAATCCTCGTCCATGCGTTCGTGCAACCGGGAGGAATCCAGTTCCTTCTGGTCCACCATCGCTATGATTTCCGCCGCTCTCCCCACATTATTAGTCATCAGTGCTGGACCACCTTCACCGTTTGTCTGACTTCGGCCCGTTCCGGGGAGAAATCCCCCAGTATGTAACGGGTGGCATCCATCAAGTGGTAAGAACTCTTACTATCTATCTTATCGGTTGGATTATACAGGTCATCCAGTACCCTTGAATAGGACAGTACCTCGTCAAGATAACGGGAACAGTCCTTGAAGACGAATAGCTTGTTCTGGGCCATCCACCCGTACACCCGGTCTATGCCTGCGTCCACCGCCTGTAATCGGGGCTTCTGTATGGGCCATCCCGCCGCCGTGAAACTCTCACGCCAGCCGTCTTCCGTGTTGGAGCCTCCGACCCGCCTCAGTACCCGTTCTCCCTCGCTGTAATTCTTGTACCGCTGGGCGTGGTCGAAAGCACTGATACCCCCGTCCAGATATTCCCGGTACATATAAAGGAAGCCCGTTCCAGGGTCCTGAGCGAACCATACGGCAGCCGTATTGGTGGGCCCGAAGTCGTGTCCCGTGTATCTGGGCCACTCCTTCGGTATCTCAAATCTGGGAATCACGCACGTACTTTCATCAAAGCAGTCGTATATCATGCCAGCGGGCCTCGTATAGACCCCTCTATAGAACAGGTCGAACTTCCAGCGTGGAAGGCTGGCCCTGGCCCGCTCATACGCCTCCTGACTGAAGGCGGGGTTGGTCTTACTATCAAACTGGATGACATCCACATCGGTATCCCCCCGTACCCAAGGGTCATAGACCTCGGTCTTGAACCAACCGAACTCATAGAGGGTGGTGGTACATAATATGCGGCCCTGAGTAAGGGATACCCGTCTCTGAACAGCCTCCCAAGCCTGATGCTGGAACTGGTGTTGGCCCACCTCGTCCAACCAGGCGGCGTTAGCCGTGGCCGACTCCAGAGACTCAGGATTGGTGGCACTCCCGAAGATAACCCTCCAAGCGGGACCCCCGTGGTGCTTCTCGTAACTCTCAAACACCCTATCGGCGGCCCTCCAGACCCCCAGATTGAACCAGTTCTGGAACACATGGAGAAACTCCCGCTGCATCTTGAGGTTCAACAGAGGAAAGGTGGCCGTAACAGCCAAGTAATCCCCCAAACCCTTCCTCTGTATCTCCCTTTCCAGCCAGTAAGGCCCGAAAGAGGTCTTACCGCTCTGCGTACCGGCCAGCATAGCCACCACACGGGCTTCACTGACCCAAGTAGCCGTCTGTCCCGGATGAAACCTTAGCTGCAACTCTCCGTCAGAGAGCCTATAGCCAGGAGGGTGTTCCTCAAGGACCGCTACAGCAGCCTCATTCACTTATTCCCCCTCTTACTAGCCCTGGTGGCGTAATGGCGCAGCTTCGTGGCACTCATGCCCGTCTTGGTGGGCTGCCCGGCCTTCTTACGGGCCAATTCAGCCCCCATGAACCTTCTCTGCTTCTCACTCTTAGCGGCCATAGTCCTCCAAAGTGCTAATAACTGGCGGTTTGAGTTTAAACTCAACTCTGGGACATGTCCAGTTTGTCCTAGGACTGTCCGCACCCTGTCCTGAAAAGGCTTCATGGCCCAAAATTGTGGGGGCTTATCTTACAAGGTACGTGCGCAGGCGTTAAGCCTTGCCGGGGGTGGGGTACCCCCCCTACGCCTACGCATGATGCGCCCGCCCGCACACGCCAGCAACCTTCGGTTGCTTTAATAGGAAGCTGTGGTGCCGTCAGGCTCGATTCCAGCCTCTAGGCTAGCCTCTACACTAGGCTCGGCTAGGCTCGCTGCTACGTTTGAGTTTAAACTCAAATCCACGCCTGAATCCAGAACTACAGTCACACGTGTGATGCTGACAGTCTCAGGCGTGGGACGGTCTACAATCGTGCCTGATGCCTTCCCAATGAACGCAAGCGCACCGTTTGCGCTCGCCCATTGCCCAGACTCTTGCGCCCCTTGCAGGTTCCTGTCCGCTTCTTCCAAGATACGGGCTAGAGTCCACACTCTACGGTGTTGCCTTGAAGCTTCAATGCTCGTGGCTATCTCAGGGTTTGCCATAAGCTTGAATGCCTCATTGTGAATGGTGGCTGGCATCATGCCGTCAACGTTGTAGGCTTCCCTATAGGCGTCCGATTGATTCAATCCGGAAAGTATGCCATCGCAAAATATATGCTGTTTGGGCGTGAGGCTCATATCTACCTACTATATGTTGTATAGGCTATGCCTGATTCTACCATATGCGGATTTTAAATCCATATTTTAGTTTAAACTCAAATGCTAGGCGTGAAATGCCCTATTTCGTGCCTAGCAAATTGATGCTTGACATATGCTAAACAGAAGCGCATAATACCGGCAGTGAATCAAACCAACTAGGCCGCTACGGCGTGAGCCTGACAGGCTAGATTCACTAGGGTACTAGACCAAACGGAGGCTAGACAATGCGGAGTCCATCAAGTACAGCACGCAAGCGGACATATAGTGGACATGTTGCGGGTTCTCCGCAAGGCTTCCCAAGTATATCTCACGTACATCCGGAGCAGACACGGGTAGTGGGTAACGCAAGGCTATCTTCACATCGGAGGAACAATTTGAACCTTACCAGACCCATCCTACGGAGCGGGAAAGCACACTCCGTATAGGCTCACCCTACATAACCGGGCATGTGCCCAACGTAGACCGCGCACTACGTCAACAAAGCGACGAATATATAAACGGAGGATATACCGTGATAACTAAGAATCAAGCGTTAACAGCGGACAACCTACACTACACCGGGAGGCACGATTGCACCGTACATATCGGCCCTCGTGGTGGCAAGCGAGTCAACATCACGGCGGTACGGCGTAGCGGTAAAACTCAGACTTGGAAGACTAGACCGGAAGACTTCAAGATGCCAGTTAAATTCGGACTCTATGAGTCAAGCTACGCCACCCATGAAAACGCTAACGACTGGCACACCTTGGAAGATTGCCCAATACAGGAGGGAAATTAAATGTCACAGACTCAAACTATCGGACGAACGGCAACCAAAGTAGAACACCTGGGAAAGTACACCTATGTTTGGTACCACAATACCGACGTTGTGCAATTCGATAGCCTATACATCACGCTCAATACGGGAGGTTGGGAAACGGCAACCACCAAACTACGGATGAATCAAGCGAGTAATCAATTCGGGTTAGGTTATCAGGTATACCAGAAGAACCATAAATGGTACGTAGTCATACCTCAAGGTGAGACGCTGGAATTTACCGGACGGCGGATGACATTCCCCAGGCGTTAGCTGCTACCCCTCCGGGCATCATGGAATGGTGCCCGGTATGGTGCAACTAAACAGGCAAGGCACTAAACAAGAGAACGGAGGGAAGTAATCATGGATGACCTTATAGACCTAACGGAGGAAAACATCAGGGAGTTGGACATAATCGAGGAATGTTTGAGTTTAAACTCAAATCCGGAGGGAGAATAGATGCAAAGGGTAGGCAACATACTAGAGTACGGAGAACGGCCTTGTTCCTCATGTCAAGGGCAACGGGAGGTACGAGACATTCGGCCTTGCCCAAAGTACGGCAAGGTGGTGAGCCGTCTCCCCGGTAGGGTATGTCCCGATTGCGGGACTACCCGAAAAAACGG